GGAAGCAATACCATTGTTAGCACCCTTTTGGTCAGTTAAATACTTAAGAGTAACTGCATCTTGATTAGATGTAGGGTCAGCAAGACCTGTAATCTTCTGAGAGTTTAATGCTACAGAAGCGGTAGGTGCTGCCATCTGGTCTAAACGAGATGTACGTACCTGTGTGTCAAAGTCTGAGATAGTTGAAGCAGTCTGAGTACCTGTATGGTTAGCACGGGTTAGTGGGTCAGTTGCTAACTTGCTAAGTGCAATAGCAGCACTAGCACTAATATCGCCATTAACGATAGTTCCATCTACTATATCAGCAGAGGTAATAGAACTGTTAAGGCTTAACTTGCCATAAGTAATACCAGCAGATGCATTAACATCTGCGTTAACAATAGCACCTGTACCAATAACAGTAGTTAGGCTTACGTTGCCAGTACCATCAAAGGATACGGCTGATGCTTCTACATCTCCAGTTAATTGGAAGTTACGGGCTGTGCTTAAGGCACTAGCAGTAGTAGCGGTAGTTGCTGTGCTAGCAGTACCTGTAAGGTTAGCAGTAATAGTACCTGCAGAAAAGTTACCAGAAGAATCACGGGCTACGATAGCCGAGTTAGTATTGGCAGATGTAGCAGTTGTAGCAGAGTTAGATACTTTACCAGCAGTTGAGATAGTTCCCAACTTAGTGTCTGCGATAGCAGCACTTGCATTGATGTCAGCATTAACAATAGTGCCGTCAAGAATCATACCGCTTGTTACTGTACCAGTAGAACCAGTTTGAACTATGTTAGCAAGAGTAATTCCGTGTGCGGTTGTAGTATTTTCAATATGGTCATTAGCCTCTTGAAGGTCGCGTCCAATAACCATGTGGCGTACTGCTGCACCAGCGGAGTGGGCTACAGCCGTCGAGCCATCTCTTCCGCGAGTAATAGTAAGTGTATTGCCAGAAGAGTAATTACTTATATCTACAATTTCTTCATTGGCTGTATCTGGGTCGATAACAACTGTGTAAGTTTCAGTTGAGGTAGGTGTCTTTCCACCCATTAGTTGTGAACCAGAGATTACAGTCATCGTTAAATCGCCTGATGTAATTGCTGATGCTAGTGTCGTTTGTTGAGAACGAGAGGAGTATTTGCGTATTGTCATTTAGTTCCCTATCGGCTGTAGTGGACGCGGATTGGATATTGATTTTGTTGGCGTGACGTTTCTTCTTTCAAGCGTTGTGTATACAAAGCATACAACTGCTTGGTCGCAGTATTCGACGCACCAAATGGACGCTTGCTATCTGTCTCGTCTGCTTGTGGGCTAATTTGCGCAGCACGAGCAGGGTCTAGATATGTTAGCAAACGATATGCGGCCCCAAGGATTATGACATCCTTACATGATTCTGGTAAACCAGTTTGTGTAGCAAAGTCTTGCGAGTTAGAAGTAAAGGCTTCTGCGTCTGTAGCGTAGATTACTTTAACTGTTCTTCCAGGTGTAATATAATCACCAATAGTAATTGTTTGTGCATTAGCGGCAAAAGCAGTGGAGTCTGCTTTAGAATCCCAAGACCATCTGCGTACTGGAATCCATTCTTCAGATGGACCAACAGACTGCCACATAATGCTTAGAACATTTGAGATAACATATCCGTCGTAAATATTATATGTTGTAACTGGTGCTTCATAGGTAAATGTCATGCTCTTGACTGCAAACATAGAAGAGCCAGTAGAACGAATTGTATCGTTGATTGCTTTCTTAATTGAGTTACGTGGAAATACTGGAGAGATAGCAACCTTAGAATCAGCAGCGTGTGTGCTGGCAGTTGTTCCTAGGTATCCTCTACCGTAAGGAGATACCGTAGCAGTATTAGCAATACGGTCAAATGTATCAATCCACATTAACTCTTCGCCAATTTCTACGATACCCTTACCGACTGATTCGGTAGAACCAAGGCTAAGAATTGTAGGTGATGTAGATGAAGATGTGGTTGTAGACACCGCAGTTTTAAGATAGGTTGTTCTTTCCTGTTGGTATGTATAGCCAGAAAGATTGATTAATACTTCATCGATAAGATTAGATAGTGTAGTTGTCATTAGGCGTCTATGCTCCGTAATGCAGCAGGTGCTGCTAGTCCAGTGGTTCCAGCAAGTTCATTACAGATACCATCAATGTCTTTAAATTTATCTCTAGTGCGTCCTGCTTCTGCTTTGATATTAAGAGCACCTACGGTTGCAAGTCCAGTAGTGCTAGCATAAACGTTAGCAGCACCCTGCTCATCTAATCCTGTTGTACCAGCAAGACGGTTAAGTTCTGCTGCCAGGCTACTACCTGCTTTACCAAGTGCCATTATGTGTCCTATCTAGGTGTAATTATTTTCTTATCAGGGGTGATAAGTTTTGATTTAGCCTCTTGTTTAGGCTGACCAAAGAATGCTTTGTAATAATGTTCATCGAATGAGAACCGCTTCATATGTGGTGCAGTTGCTCCTGTGTGGCAGTATAGTGGAACTTCAGCCTTATCGCATAGAGCAAAAAAGAATATATCTTCACCTATGAACTTAGAGCCTCCACCCATTTCCATAAATAGTTGTCCTTCAGGTGATACTTCTCGAACCTTAGGTACTATACTGCGATGCATTAGAATGAATCCCATTCCTGCTGCGTCTACTTTAATTAGTTCATTAACTGGCAGTGGATGTACTCTGGATAATCCAAAGCCACCTTCTTTATCATTAATAAAACTAAATACTGTAGGCATAGGAATCATTAAAGGTTCTTCTGGATTATCTGTAGTAAAGTATACTCCAGTAATCATAGGACGCTTTTCAGCATCTCTATTATCCCATAATAATTTAAACTTTTCTGGACTAATTACTACATCTGAGTCTACCCATAGTAGCCATTCGTAATCAGTCTTATCATACCAGTAATCAATTACTGTTTGTCGTTGTCTAGCAATTTGATTGCCTTGACTTCTTAAAGATGTAGCAAATTCTACGCCAGACTTTAACATAACATCTGTTACGCCTTGCATGAACTTGCCATCTACCATTCCATTGTCACACCATACTAGTGCTACAGAATCTTTATTACTCATAGTCCCCTGTGTCCCTATTTCTTTTTATTTGATACAGCAGCGTTGTCAATAAGATTCGGATAAGGTCTACCTGCTTTTTTAGCCCTAGCCTTTGCTGCACTCTTCTGTGCAGGAGTTAATTTCTTATAAGTTTTCTTAGGATTTATTTTATCCCAAAATGCTTTCTTTACCATTTAACTTTATCCGCCCAGTAGGCTGCAGACATTTTGCCTTTAGCAATATTTTTTCTGTGACGTGCTTTAAAAGATTTTTGTCTTGCTGTAGGTTGTCTGTCTCCAGTAACACCTTGCTGACCAAATCGAATTGTCTTTACTTGACTTCCTTCTTTGGCTACAACTACGTGTGATTTAGTAGGATGTTTAGGAGTACGCTTTGGTTTATTAAAACCAGACACTCCTGCTCTAGCGAGCCTTGAGTCCTTTTTGTTTTCCATGCTCCCCATACTTTCCTAAGATTGACCTAATGGTTCCGTTCTTGTTCAACCGAACCACTAGACCATTCTTAATTTGAACTGGATTAAAACCATCGTGGCGCTTATGACTACCACTAGATGACATTACTTCTTTTTACCCATTTTCTTCATAACCATTTTCTTAGAAGCAGCCTTCTTCGCCGCTTTCTTGGCCATAGCCTTACCTTTTGGAGTGTAAGGGAATTCCATTTTTCCTACTTTTGGCATTATACTTGTCCTATCTCTTTCATTACGGCTGCGGCTTTGGGTGTGATATCTTTCGTTTTAGGCATAGTGTCCGCATTATACGCTTTGCCTAAAATCTCTGATGCTTTATGCGCTTCTTCTACATGACGCATAGTAGTTCCTGCTGGCTGAATACCTTGTGCTCTTGCATCTCGGTAAGCCTGTAATTCTGCATTCCACTTTTTATCTGGAATATCTCTTTTAGCATCTCCTGCATTAACCTGAAGATTCATTACCTTACATCCAAAACATCCTTCAACTTCTACAGGATGGTCTTCCCAATGCTTTGCCATATTAGTCCCTTATACTGCTGTGAAATTAGCCTCAGTTATTCCTAAGCCAGATGATATTAGTGCAGCCTTAGTAGTATCATCTACTATATGTTCGTGGCCACCAATGTAGAATTCATCATAGTTTGCTATGTCTTCGTCTAGTGGAAATCTTACTTTAGAATAGGTAGCACCGCTCTTGGCAATACTAACACCCTTATTAAGTTTATAGAAGTAAAATAGTCTATGCTTACCGATAGGTGCTTCTTGTACAACTGGTGTTGTAAATGTGTAGTCTGCCATTGTTCTCCTTAATGAACTTACTGTAAGGCTAGAGTTTCCCCTAGCCCTACCGTCAATCAACTAAGCGATTGATGAACCTGATTCGATTCGGAATAGTGCCTCTTCGCGGTAGCGAGCAAAGCCTAGTACGCCGTACCAACCCATTGGGCGGTGACGCATCAAGCGGTCAACTACTGGTCCGATAACTACATGTGGCTCTTCGGCAACTGCCTCAGCCAATGCCTGTTGTCCAGCGATGATTGTGCGGTACACCTTTGCAGATGAAGAACCGTCAGTTGCTGTGTACAGACGTGGAGACTCTACGAAGTATGCACCTTCGTATGTTCCGATTTCTCCTGCCCAAATGCGGTCTTGTGAAGAACCGTATTGGTTAGGAAGTAACCATCCTGCTGAACCTGTCTCAGCACGTAGGTCGTGGGATACCTCTGGGTGTACTCCAGCCCAGTATAGTGAACCCTTGCGACCATTAGCCTTGTTAGCACGTAACTTAGCAACAGCCCTACGGATGTTTG